AGATGCGCACGAAGCGCAATGCCTGGGAAGCCGCCTTCGCCCTCTCCGCCGCCGCGGTGGTCTTCCACTCCAGCACGATGCCCAGCGTGCCACCGTGGGCGCCGAACTCGTAGGCAGTGAAGTCCATCGTCGCCCGGCCGTCGACGCGCTCACCGATGCCCAGCCCCGTCTTGTAGGCGAGGTCGAACGAGTACACCTGAGCCGAAACCTGAGTCCCACCCAATGCAGCCCAGGTGTCGTCGATGTAGACCTTGCACAGCGATGTCGGGATCTGCTCGACCGTGGGGAACGTGAGGGCCGGCGTGAAGGTCGAACTCGCCAGGGCGCGCCCGACCAGCTTCGCCTTGAGCTTCAGCATGTCTCCGAGGGCGCCGGAGATGGTGAACTCGGGGCAGAAGACGTAGGGGATCTCGACGTCCAGGGGAGTCGTCCCATCGGTTATCTGCGCTTCCATTGTGAAGGTGGTGGGAGCAGGATCGGCAGTCTCCGGCGCAAGGAATGTCCAAACCGTCGGGGCTGTACCCACGCCGACGACACCACCCTTGACGCCCATCAACAGGATGTACATCAGTTGCTCGTAGGACACCGCCATCTCGAGGGCGATCTCGCTACCCTTGCGGATGACGATATCGCGCCCACCGCGCACTTCACTCAGCACGCCGATCGGGGTATCGTCGCGCTTCACCTCGTCGATGGGGGTGATATCGAGGCCACCGACCAGCCGCGCGGTTGCGGCAACGGCAGTGCCCCGGGTGGTCTCCTTCCCCATCTGGAACGCCCGCATTGCTTGGATGGTCATTCAGGGCCTCCTTTCATCTCGGCCTTCCCGGAGGCCGGGTCCTTCTCATGGTTCCACTTGCCGCTCTTCTTGAGTCCCGGAGTCCGGGCCTCGTACTCGTCCATCTCCTCGTCGGTGAGATCGCCGGCCGGGACGCCGGGGATGAACTCACCGTCTTTGTTGAACCATCTCCACATAACGCTTCCTCCTAACCCGAGAAGGCTTTGCCCTCCTCGATATGCACCGTCAGCAGGGCATCGAAGCCCGTGTAGGCTTTCGCCCCATAGGTGAAGGATGACGCCTCTTCTACCGTCGGCCCCTCAATAGCGGTCGCTGTGGTCGATAGCGTCAGCTCGGCGTCGAAGAGGTCTATGATCGCCTCCCGGTAGGCGTCGACAAGGGCCGCTGCCTGGGACAGGTCCGCATCCGTCAGGAGAAGTCGAAGCCGCACGGTGTAGCGTTTCGCGCGCACGGAATTGGCGCGGCTTACCTCTAGTGCCGGCGGGTAGACGACGATACAGGGTACGCCGGTCACCGACCCCGGCGGGTTCGGGTAGACGCGCTTGATCGTCTGGGCCTCCGGCTCAGTGATCGCAAGCGTCTCCAGGACTGCGACTATGCGCGCCTTTGCGTCTGCCCAAGCCATGACCTTCTCCTGCTAGACCGTGACGATCTGCACCGCTGCCTGCGTCGCCGGGATGGTGCCGCGCTTGCCATATCGGATGGCCACCACACCCGCACAGGAGGCCGCCGTTGCCGGCGTGACTACGCACCGCAGATAGCGCTCCGTCGGGTCCCGAACGTCGATGACATAGACATTGTTGTCGCCCGTGTCGGCTATCTGGGTCAGGGCCGCGCCGCTGATATCCGTCGGCACGCCGAAGGAGCTGTCATCGTGGGATTGAATCTTCATGTTCAGAATGCCGGTCGAGGCGATGTCGCCGACCGTCAGGATGAAGCAGCAACCCTCGTAATCCAGCATGTCGATAGCCACTCCGTTCCGGGCGCCGGTCGTGGCCGCCACTGGAAGGAGCGCCTGGCTGACCAGTAAGTCCTCGGTTGGTCTCATGAAGTCTGTCATTTGGAAACCTCCTGCTTTGTTTAACTACCGAACTTCCTTTCAATGGCCACAGCCGCGCTCTTGCAGAGTTCATGGGCTTTCTTCTCACCCGCCTCAGCCGCGCCGGCCATGAAGTGAATCCCTCTTGTGCCGCGCCTCTTGATGTCTTGCGCCAGGAGCCACGGCCTGGTCGCTATCCCGTGCGACTTCGCCCAGCGCCCTATCGCCTTCACGGGCGGCGGCTTGCCAGGGCGCCGGCCCTCTTCAACGGTCATGGCAATTCCCTGCGTTCGCCGCGCCGCCATGCTTTCAGGCGGGAAATAGACCTTTGCCGATAGAGCCATCCCCTTGCCCGCAAAGTCGACCTTCAGCGCATTCCCCAGCGTCCCCTTGTCTGCCGCGTGGGGCTTGGCCCGCCTCCTCGCCTCTTTGAGGATGTACTCCGCCAGTTGTGTAAGGCCCTCTTCAACGGGCTCCAACGCCCGGCCGAGTTTGGCCTTCAGCTTTTCCAGCCCCTGCACTTCGACCGTCGTTGCCGGCATCTCACGTCCCTATCGGCCTGGCGTACTGCCGCTCGATATCCCAGAGGAGCAGCCTAAGCTGGGGCGACAGCGGTAGTGCCGTGTCAATACTTTGGAGGGTCATCGTGGCGCCGGCTTCCAGAACATCGCGCATCTGGCGTGTCAAGTCGATTGTGCGCTCCTTGATCCCTCCCGGCACCGCCGGCCAGCCGAACTTGGCCGTCACCTGCACGACCCGTTTCTGGTCCGGCCAGACATCGAAGAGTCCGTTGTTGGGCACCACCTCCAGACATTCGTAGGGCCGCGGCTCTGGCCCCTTGTCGGCGTCCGCCGGGCCTACCCAGAAGTGGGTGTTGATAGTCAGTGTCTCGCCCGAATCGGTGAAGTCGTAATCCTCGTTCAGGTCGACCTTGACGACCAACCCCGTCGTGGTGGCGATATCCGCCGGCAGCCACAGCAGCGCCTCGCCGTTCCCATCAAAGGTGCGCACCGCCGCCGCCGCGTCTTGAGTGAAGAAGCGCCGCAGGCGCAAGTCCAGGAAGCGCGACACGGTCGTCAACTGGGCGAGGATGGTCGCGTCATCCCCGGTATCAGTCTTGTCTACCCGGTCGCGGTATTCGGCTGCTGTAGCGTAGGGGTCGGTTACTGCGACCATCTACTTGCCCTTCTTCGTCTTGCGCCTCTTCGGCGGCTTGCGCATTGCGTTCTCAGGGGGTTCGGCGGTCGCCGTCTCGGTCTCGACCGCCTGCTCCTCCGCCGCGTCCTCGCCGTTCTCGTCGAAGGGCTCCGCCTTGCCGCGCACCCGGAGGATCTCGGCATCCTTCTTGGAAAGCTCGACAATCTCGCCGAACTCAACGGGGCGCCCGTCAGCGACCGTATTGCGCAGCATTCGCATCTTGACCATGCCTTCCTCCTCTTCGGGGGAGCCCGCCCGCTTGAACAGGCTCCCCCCAGTTCTCGTGTCTAACGCCACTGCTACGCAGTCAGGGCGTCGAGCATGGCGGCGAAGGACTCCGGGTGCCTTACGGCAATGTCGCAGTCCTGGAATGCCACCACGCGCACCGTGCCGGTCGTGCTGGCCGTGTAGGGGTCGACCAGGATGTCGAGTCCGCCCCACAGACCGATCAGCAGATCTCCCCAGTTGCCGAAGAAGATCGCCGAGCACACACCGACGCCTGATCCAGAACCCTTCGTCAATGTGTGGCTGACCTGGTTGGTCACGAACGCCGCATAACCGTTGAGCGGCGTCGCGCCCTCGCGCCAGACCATGAAGTCACCGTAGGTAGCCGTGATGAGGGTGCTCTTCAGCTTGCCGCGCACCTTGGTGTTGGTCATGTAGGCCATGCGCCCGATGTCGGCGTTGTCCTGGGCAACCTCAGTCTCCAGGGCGATGAGGTGCGCCAGGGTCGGCGCCAGCCCATCGGCGCCGCCGGCGACCGAGCCGATGCCCGTCGTGTGGTCGAGGCCCGTCGGCTGGTTAGCCGAACCGAGGCCGTGCAACGCCGCCAAGTCCAGCGCCTGCGCCAGCGTGGCCGCCAGGTCCCTCAGCACCAGCGCCTCAACGTCGATTGAGGACTGCTGCAACAGCTTGCGGGAGATGTCGCTGAAGGCCGCGCACGCCTTCGGCGTGAGCGCGACCTGCTCGAAGGCCTGCTGGCTCTCTGTCGGCGCACCGGACTCAGCCACCCAGTAGGCCGTCCCTCCGCCCGACTGCCTCGGGATAGCGATGTCGCCGACCAATCCGGCCATGATGGTCGCGCCGGCCTGGCGGACCATACTCGCATTGCGCAGCATCTCGATGAACGACGCGCCCAGCAGGTCGGTGCCCACCGTGTAGCCGCCCGCACCGGAGGTGCCCTTCACCAGATCGCGGCGTTCCACACCGCGCCCTTCCCGGAAGTCGCCGGGAAGGAAGAACCCCTGAGGGCTGCGGCCCAGCCGCTTGGCGACTTCCTCGCTCGCCTCGCGCTCCAATCCCGCCTCCCGCCAGTCGCCAGAGGCGGCGGCGCGAATTGCCCGCACGATGCTGTAGCGATCCACCTCAGCATTGCTCATGCCGATGCTCGCGCCGTCGTTGGGATTGGGCTTGGTCACGGGGCCCGGAGAGGCGTAACGCGCGTCCTTCCCGCCGAGAGCCTCTGCGCGTTCGATGCGCTTCTCCAGGACATCGGCCTGGGAGAGGGCGTCGTCGTAGCGCTTCTGTTCGTCCTCATTGAGGTCGCGGGTCTCGCCCTCAGCGGTATCGAGCAGCGCTCGCGCCTCCGCCAGGGACCCGCCCCTTAATCGTTTCAATGCGTCCAGATCCATTTCAATATGTTCCTTCCTGCTGCCCGTAGGCAGCTCTACGTTGCATTCTTACTTTCGCCGTTCCGCAAGCTCCAGCCGCTTACGCAGCAGCGCGAGTGGGCGTCCGCCCGGCTCACACCCGCTGTCAGCCCCCGAGTGGGCGTCCGCCCGGCTCGGTTCGAGCGTTTGGAGCGCGCGTTCTTGTTCCTCCGTCAGCACCCCGCCGTCATTCAGCGCCGCAAGCGCCGATTCCAGCAGGGCACGCATCGATACGTCTGTCTGTGGATAGGCGGGGAAGGTCACGGGCGACACGTCATAGAGTTGGACTTCCACCAGGGTGCGGATAGTCTCCTCCCCCTCAGTTGACATCTCATCCTTGACGGTCGAGAAGGCAAACGATGCCTGGTCTAGGTCCCCGCGTTCGATACTGACCAGGAGATCGTTGGCGTAGGAGGTGTCCGGCGGGTCGATCTCGAAGGCGAGCCCCACCGCATCCTCAGTCACTCGGAGCGTACCCGACTTGGTGCGCCCCAGCAGGAGATTGCTGTCATGGTTGAAGAGGGCTCGCACGTCCGCCTCCTGGAGTGTCTTGGTGAAGGCGCCGGGCTGGATGCGCTCGCGGAAGCCGTAGCCCAAGGATTCGGAGAGCAGGTTGAAGACGGCGGCATGACCCCGGATGATGGGCGGCTGGCCGTCTGCCCGGCGCTCGACCTCTATCTGGTCGAGGTCAAAAGTACGATGCTCGATACCCTTGCGCCCTTTTTGATTAGGCATGGATCACCTCCATTAGCCTGGAACTACGTCACACTCGCAACCATCGTGAAGCGGGGGATAACCAACATCGCTCACGGGTTGCCCGTCGGCATCCTGACACAGAGGGCAGGCAGTGCCGCCGGCGCTCAATGTCGGCTGGACACCCGCCGCCTTGTACGTCTCCACGGTGGTAGCGTTGCCCGCCTGTTTGGTCTCCCAATCGGCTAGTTTGTCCGGGCGCTTGTCGCCCCATTCGTCGAATCGGCCCTGCAAAGCGGCCACGGGATCAACCCCCGCAACCGTTGCACCCTTGACTACCTCGCTTACCTGGCCGCGTGAAGAACCGACCCACCGGCCAACAAGAAACGCCGTATAGGCCGTGGCGAATGTCGTCATGGCCGGCGTCATGCCGGGTTCCGCGCCGATCTCATCTGCCGCCGCCCCCTGGATCGCCTCCACGTAGGAATGAATGACCGGGGCCATCTGCTTCTTCACGTACTCGCCGTGAGAGCCGTAGGCGGCGCCGGTGCCGTAGTAATCATCCACGAACGCCTGGAAGTCCTCGATGCCCCGCGCATTCCACGCCTTGCGCGCTATCGGCATGATGTCCGCCTCTTCGCGTCTCACGATGCGCTTAGCGGCTTCGACAAAGAGGGGACGGTAGGCTTTCCCGATGCGCCGGCGGGCAGAGCGCGGCCGCGCAGCCCTCTTCTCCTCCGAGTCCAGCGCCCGCATCGGGGGAAGTATTGGAGCCTCCTCGCCCACGGGGATCATTTGCAGTGAGACATAGTAGGCGTCCCCGCCGGGTATCGGGTTCCTGTTTTCCCCTTCCCTGATGTCGTTCGGACTCATGGCGCCGATCTGGAACATCTTGGTGTAGAAGTCACCACGGGCCACTGAATCCCCGCGCAGCAGGCCGTCGACCACGAACTCAGCGAAGTACGTCGCCCGATCTTCCGGCGGGATGAGCTGCATATTGATGCGCTGCTCCCAGCGCACGAGCCACGGGCGCAGGGTGTCGACAACATGCTCGATGGCCTGCTGCTCGATGTTGGTGAACGTCGCGTTGTCAAGGTCGGCGATCTTATGAGGCTGCATCCGATAGGCCCGAGCGACCTGACGCACAGAGAACTTGGCCGTCTCCAGGAATTGAGCGTCGTCGGGCGGGATACCGATCTTCTCGATCGACATCCCTTCTTCGAGCAGGGCGATGCGGTGCGCCTTTGAGAGCCCTCGATGCTTCTGGTTCCAGGTCGATTCGATACGCTTGAAGGCGATATCGCTGAGGCCGCCGGGCACCTTGACGGCGATGCTCGGGCTGGCGTCATTGCTAAAGAAGCGCGAGCCGTATTCCTCGACCGCCAAGCCCAGGCCGATGGCCTCTCGCGCCAGGCCGATCGGAGAGAGGCCCGTCAGTCCATTGAGGGACAGGCCCGCGATATGGAGAACCTGACGGGCAGGAAGATCACGGGTGCCCTCGTCAAGTTCGATATGATAATTGAGTTCCCTCGTCCGCCCGTCGCGTTCAACCCTGACGCGCTTGGGGGGAATCGGCCACAGCGCCACCGGGCGCCCAGCGCCCCACTCAATCTCGGAATAGGCGTTCCCCCATAGACCGAGGTGCAGCATCCCCGTCTCGCGCCACTGGAAGCTCGTCATCTCGGGGTTGGGTTGATCGTGCAGAAGTCGATAGAGGGGGTAGTCCGGGGCGCGCTCTTTGCCCCGCGGCGACAGGCGCCGGTAGATGGGCAGCGGCAGGCCAGCAACGTCCTCGGCGAGGACGCGCACACAGGCGAAGACAGCCATGAAGGTCAGCGCCTTCTCGGGGGTCACGGGTACGCCGGCCGCAGAGAGACTCGACAGATCGGCGTGTGCGAGGACGCTCAGAGCCGCATTCAATTTGTATTCGCGTTCCTCCCTCGACCGACGAAACGGATTGAGTTTCATCCTAGATGCCTCATTCCCCTATCCTCATAGACCGAGCGGTGCGGCTTCGCCCCCGCGGCTATCGCGTCCGTCCGCGCCTGCCGGGAAAGTATGGCGGCCATCCCCGCGTCAATCTTATTCGGTGAATCGGGGCGTTCCTTCTGGATGATGTAGAGCCGCTGGCCTTCTCCATCCCTCAAGTTCAACAGCTTGCGGCAAGCATTGCCTATGTGCCTCGTGAGGTCCGGGTTGCCGTCATGGGAGATCGTCCCCTCTTGGATCGCGATCGAGAACTCATGGACGGCCTCCGCCATTTGCTTGAGCCGGTTCGTCGGCCAGCGGATCACCCGCTGCTCGCCGTAGCGGCTTATCCATAAAGCGACCCACGATTCCCACCAGTACGGGTCGGCGTACATGCGCCAGACATCCCACTTCTCGAACGCCGCCGCGACCACTGCATCGACGTCCGTCTCCGGGACTGACCAGTTGACGATTCCGAACGGCTTTTCCCAGAGACCGATCAGCGATGTCAGGGCGGTCTCGACGTCCGTTGCGACCAGCGCTGTGGCGTCCTCATAGCGCGCCCCGTCGAAACCCAGGGTGACGAGCCGGCCGTCGGCGATCATCGCGTCCTCAACAGCGAGGTCGCGCCACTTCAGCACACCGAAGGCCCTATCGGATCCCTGCACCTTACGATTCAGCCAGACGCGCTCCAGGTATGCCTTATCCGTCGTAGGGTCATTCCACTGCTCTAGGATGCCCTCGATGTCCGACCATTCGGCGTCCGCCCCTGATGCCTCGATGAGCGCATCATGCCGTCCCTCCAGCGTCGTCAAATCGTGGATGTCTGAGGCTTGGCGGTGGAAGAAGAACAGCCGCGGGTCTTCAATCTGCCCAGCAGCGACCGCCTCGCCATAGGCCATCGTGTCTTCGGCGACGGAATCCTCCCCGGGCGCCGGCGCGGTCGTTATCTCGAGTGCCCACGGATCGGCCAGCGGGCGCTTGGGCAGGTTCGCAAGCATGACCTTGTGGGCCATCTTGAGACG